AAAACTCCTTTAGAAAAGTTTTTGAATGAGTTTAACAGACAAAATGAAACTGGAGTATATGAAAAGGTAAAATCTTCTTGTTATGTTGAAGGAGAATTTTACAAAGTTTGTCCTGAATTTGAGGACACTTTCTAAACCGTCCACTCTGCCCCTGACTCTGCCCCACTCTGCCCTATAATGAGTAAGTCATCGAAAGGGAATCAATGGAAATCCTTGAAATTCAAAATTCGTCTGCTGTGAAGAAAGTTTGCTTCGATTATGATGAGAATAAAGTTGGAGTTGCCTATACTTACAAGCAAGACAATTTTTACTTTTTTGGGTGTAATGACATTGAAGACTTTAAATCAAAAATTGCATCTGCTGAAAGTGTAGGTAAACTTATTTCTCAGAGTAAGAAAAATGGAACACTTCAATCTATTGACATTTGAGTCAATTTGAAATATAGTGATCATATGGAGAGGTGACCGAGTGGATTAAGGTATCAGTCTTGAAAACTGCCGATGTGAAAGCATCCGTGGGTTCGAATCCCACCCTCTCCGTTGACAATTATACTATATGTGGTATAATTGTCTTATCGGGTGAATAACTCAGTGGTAGAGTTCCTCCTTTACACGGAGGCAGTCGGGGGTTCAAATCCCTCTTCACCCACTTGGAGATTGATCATCTCCATAGGGTATGACAGAATAGTTGGTGTGGTCAAGCACCCGACAATGTATAGTAAGGAAGGCTGTGGTGGCCGCCATATTACCTGGAGACAGGAGATATGAGAACTCATACCAAGAGTCCTGAAAGTTCAGAGGAAAACTTACATTAGTGAGACCCCTCTGTTGAAGGTATAATGTAATCCTTCTACCCACCCACAACCAAATACCTTGGGACGGATTGCCCCAAAATTGCAGGTTGGTTCACCTGCTTTATATAAACAACGGAACGTAGCTCAGTTTGGTAGAGCACTCGCTTTGGGAGCGAGATGTCGCAGGTTCGAATCCTGTCGTTCCGACCACTATTATCATTTTTATGAAAATTAATCTTTGGTATTCTAAGCATCTTCATCAATGGCGATGGACACTTTCTGATGATCGTGATAAAACTATTCAGGAATCGGGTCAACAAAATGATCTTCGCAATGCTATGAATGATGTAGCAAAAACTGTTGAATACATTTTAAGTAATTATAATTCTAATGATCCTCTGTAGCACAGCGGTAGTGCAAACGACTGTTAATCGTTGGGTCGCAGGTTCGAATCCTGCCGGGGGAGTTAGCTTCAGTGGCGGAATGGTAGACGCAGCAGACTTAGAATCTGCCGCCAGTTGGCGTGGAAGTTCAAATCTTCTCTGGAGCACTACTAAAAGGACACTTAAAAAACTGGCACAGTCATCATTGATCCCGGCAAAATATGCTCTATACTAAGGAGGTAATCAAACTTGTATGAAACTTTCAACTCAATTTCTTTTAGGACTAATAGTAATCATTGGATTAAATTCATTTCTAGTAAAGAGAGATAGAGATCTAATTCGAGCATACGAAGTATGCACTCAGTTCACTTATCATCCAGATTGCCCTTATCATCAATGAAAACAAAAAAGAAATTCGTTAATGTTGAGCCTATTTCAGAAAAAGCAAGGTTTAGGTTTATTACTGAAATGAATTATTTTCACGCTTGTGAGGTTAAAGAAGAGAAAGATGATATGTATTTTGTTTGTTCTTTGAATAAGCAATACTATATGTGGTTACCAAAAAAAGGTAATGATCACTGGAAAGTTATAAAATAATATAAATATTCCTAGAAGAATAAAAAACTAAAATGGATTCTAATAATCTCATCAAAAGTTTAACAGAAGCATATCTTGATGTTTATACATCTGATGAAGAAATTGGTGAAGCAACTTCTAATGAAACGGTTGAAGAAAACAGTGGATATAATATGGATAAAATTAAGAAGGATCCTCTTGCTTCAATGACTCCTGCAACATTCTTGAAAAATAAAGAGGCAGGACAACAATTTGCATCACCTAGAAGAAAAGGTCCTGGTGGTGGTAGAATTCCTTCAAGTCTTGCTCCTTCAAGAACTGCTGCAAATGTTGCAGATATTACTAAAGGAAGTGAGAGAAACATTTCAAGATCACGTAGACTTCCTACTGATCCAAAGAGAACCAAAATGGTTAAAAAAGATGGTAAGTGGATGAAGGAAGCATTCGATATTGTACTTGAACATCTTCTTGATGAAGGTTATGCAGATAATCAAGAAGCAGCAGTAAAAATTATGGCAAATATGAGTGAAGAATGGGTTAATAGCATTCTTGTTGACTGAGGACACTCTATAAAGTGCCACACAGACCCCTCCGGGGGTCTTTTTTTATGCTATAGTTTACTCGTAAACAAATGAGACAGATGACTTCTTTCACACCAGAAACAATCTCAGTTGAATTTACTGAATGTGAACTTCAAGATCTTCGTATTGCAATGATGGATTATACGTCAAAGTGGATGAATTATCATTCAGATTGTATTTTAGGTGTAGCACCAAAAAATATGAGTGAAGAGGGAGCACGTCTTTGTTATGAAGATGCAAGAAAACTCCAAGAACGTATTATTGTACTTTCTAAGAATTTTTGATGAAACAAATTAAAATTGAAAGGATCGTAGAAGACATTGAAAGAAACCTTAAAATAGGTAAGAAATCACTTGAGGATAACGAAAAAAGTTATCCTTATGTTGCTGGATTCTATGAAGCAACATTGAAAACTATTTCCTTTATGCTTTCTCAGGAGATTAAATGACTTTTTCTAATCTTTCTAAGATCAAACCAAAACTTCGCACACAAGGTAGGTTATCTGGTAATTTTGGAAAGTCAAAAGTAAAAGCAGGTTCATCATTAAGTCAAATTGGAGTTACTAAAGCAAAAGTCGTGAAAGTTACAACACAAGACGAATATCTCAATCGCCTTTACACTGCTTTTGATAAAGCAGAAGATTCTAAATTAAAAGGATTTCTTTATGAAGAGATTCGTAAAATTCTTGTTCAACGAGGTCAGTGGTCAAAATGAGTTCTATGTCTGAAATTCAAAAAGCATATGATATTCTCAATGCAGTTGTTCAAAAAGAAAATGGACTGCACTTGATGGATATGACAATTTATTCATCTGATGTTGATATTATTCAATATGAGATTCTTCCAGTTCTTGAAAGTATTATTGATTATGAACCCTCAGATGAAGAATTGTGTGGAGAACCTTCAATTACAATGAATGAAATGCATAGTGCTGCTCATAAGAGGCACATTGAGATGCATTCTTAACAATAATGTGTGCCACTTGTAGAACTGGCACAGTGTGCTTGACTTGAGGCGGATAATCCCTTATATTAGGAGGGTAGTCAAGTCAAGCAGATGACTTCAATTCGATTCACTTACGACATTCAAACTCAAGAAAAAGTTTATGTTGTGGTTAAGAAGAATAAATATGTTTTAACCAATTCAATTACGAATGCAATTCGTATATCCCAAAATGAAAAACAAGAAAATTAATAAACCAATAAAAGAAGACAGTGAAATGTCTTTAGGTGAATTAATTGACACTCCAAAGTTCCAAAAAGAACTTTATAAGTGTTCTCCTTGTAACTGTTCAAAATCTTCTAAACAAGTCTAATCTAAATCTTGATTTTTACAATTCTTATTTCAAAATGAATTTCAAACTTTCTATTCAAGAATACGAAAAGCAACTTAAGATTGCAAAGAAAAAATATGACAAACTTTGCAAACAATATAAAAGATGTAAAAGTGCTTATCAAGCAGAAATGATTTCAGAAGATTTGGAGGACACACGTCAAGACGTTATTGAACTTCAAATTATTGTTAATGAGATTAGGCAAGAGAAAAAACTTCACGAATGTGATTCTTCTCAATTTGTTTACTGATCACTTATCTACGAAAAAAATTATGAATGACATTAATCTTTCTGGTGTGTTTCTAACTGCTGAAGAGCACGGTTGTGTTTATACAGTTGACTCTGAAGGTGAATTGTTTTATACACCATTATATCAAGATGGTAGTGCAAATCTTGAAGAGTTTGATTTTGTAGATTTTGAAGAAAGTGATGCTGGTGATGAACAACTTGAAGAAATTCAAGAAGTTCTTTGTAAAATGATGCAAGTTGCAGGTCTTTATTTTAGACCTGCTGTGCCAGTCTAAAAACTGGCACAAAACGCTTGCCAAGGCACCCAGATGGTGCTATATTAAAAAAGTCGATCAAAGGAGTTATTCAATGTCTTCCAATGAAATGGTTCTTCACGATGATTATGAATCATTTGCCAGTTATCTTGGTGTCGATTACGACGACTATTATGAAATGATCAATGATTTGAATCTTGAATCTGAAGAGATAGAGATTGAATACTCCTTGACTATTTGATTAAATAATAATAGAACATTTTCCTCTTGGAACAATGAGCACTCCTAATTGGATTCATAATTCTGGAAAGAAAAAGAATCCCCGAGGAGTGTCTAAGGGGAAACTTAAATCTCGCAAACAATCTCTTAATCATTTCAAAAGAAAGTACAAATCAAAATGACTGAATTTGCAGATTTTGTTGCTACAAAACCCAACACAACTTTACGAATGGAAAAGGTGATTGACTTGATTGAAAAGTTTTGCGATGTTCTTCGCACAAACTATCAAGAGTACGCAATCTATCAGCATCGTCGTCATATTCTACAAAATGATAATGTAGAGTATCATCAAAAGCAAATTGATGAACTTTGTGAAGGTGAAGGTGTGGATAAGTTTGTGTATGAAAAAGGTCGTAAGTACGCAAAGATTATTCATATCACTAATGCTGGTAATCGAAGTGCTCACGCATTCGTAGATATGAAAACAGGTGATGTATATAAATCTGCAAGTTGGAAATCTCCTGCAAAGGGAATTCGATATAATCTTCTAGATGAAAAATCTAGAACTGAAATGTATAAGCGTGCAGACTGGGCAGGTTCTTATCTTTATAACAAATGAAAGAAGAATTCTATGATGGTCTAGAAATCAACTATCAAGGTCAAAATGGCACTGTACGTTTTGTTTGTGATTCTTATATTACAATGTGCATTCATTTAGATGAATTAAGATTCAGAGATGTTTGTATTGTAATACCTTCAGAAAGATACTCTGAAATTAAACTCAAAAAACAATCTGACAAATGACTCCTGAACAAAAGTTTCAACAACTCTTTGAAGAAATGTATTCGCTTTGCGATGAACAAGGTTGGGGTGATCCTTTTTCTTACGCAAGATCTAGAGAAATTCATATGGCAGGAGTTCTGAAGCATCAAATTGCAAAAGAATATAGTGGTGCTGATGCTTATGACGAAGAAGGTGGAGCAGAATATAAATCTACTATTGCAAAAACTATAAATGCAACCTATAATGGAATTAGTGTTCAAGACACTTGGGAAGATCAAGAAAGATATTTGATAGAAGATAAAATTGGTAAATATAAGAACCACTATTATGCACGCTATGAAGGTGGTAAAATTGTAGAAGTTTGGAAGTTAGATTGTAATGATGTACTTGCTATTATTCTTCCTAAAGCAAAGAAACAATATCCTAAGAAAAAGAATGGTAATGCAAAAGATCCTCGTATCGGTGTTACTATCTCTAAGACAGAAATTTATTCAGTTGGAACCTGTATTTTTGGATGAACTATGATAAACTCTAAAAAAATTATGTATTCCTCAGGAAATAATGATGAATCATATACTCCTGATTATGGTGTAAAACCAATTCTAAAATATATCCCTAAAGATGCTGTTGTTTGGTGTCCATTCGATACTGAAGAAAGCGAATTTGTAAAACAAATTGGGGAGCAGAATGAAGTAATATATTCTCATATTCAAGATGGATCTGACTTTTTAACTTATGAACCAGAGTTTCATAAGTGGGATGTAATTGTATCAAATCCACCTTTTACAAATAAAAGAAAATACTTTGAACGAGCATTATCTTTTAACAAACCATTTGCATTAATTATGACAAATACTTGGTTGAATGATTCTGCACCAAAGCAAATATTTAAGGATAGAGATCTACAACTTCTGATGTTTGATAAAAGGATGAAATTTAATAATCCAGATGGTAGACCTAACGATAAGATTACATTTAGTAGTAGTTATTATTGTTGGAATTTTCTTCCGAAACAAATCATAATGGAAAATCTCGATGTGCCAACTAAGAAAGCGGCACAAACCACTTGACTTCTCAGTCAATCCTCTGTATAGTTACGAAGTAATCAAAAAACAAAATGCACGAATCCACACTCGATCTTTTTTGTGACCAAGACGATGATAAATTTGCTGAAGAGTTTTGGTTGGAAATTGAAAGGAAAGCAGCAGAACTAGAAGTTACTGTTGATTATTATATGATGGAGTTTATGTGATTCCATTGCCCTTATAGTTAAAAGGTATAACAGTTGCCTTGTAAGCATCAATTTCCAGTTCAATTCTGGATGAGGGCTTTTACTTAACAAAACTGTGCCACCTGTAGAACTGGCACAATAAATGAGCACAGATCCCAAAGTGCTCTATATTGGTTAAGTGGTTGAGAGAGACCACACTCAAACTTTATTCTTTTCTATGCCACTTCTTTCTTATCAGAAAACTGCTGTTGCTCAGATCAAAAAGCATAAGAAAGGAACTATCTTCATTCCTACTGGTGGTGGTAAAACATATGTCTTTATGACAGATGCAAAGAATCGTATTCAAGAATCTAATTCTCCTCTCACTATTATTGTTGTTGCTCCTCGTATTCTTTTGTCTGAGCAACTTGCATCTGAGTTTCAAGAGTTTCTAAAAGATGAAGAGATTTCAATTACTCACGTTCACTCTGGTCATAAGAATGGTACAACAAAACCACACGTAATTGCAACTTATGATGCTGCTATAAAAGCATTGAATAAACATCATATTATATTTACAACTTACAAATCTCTTGAGAAGGTGAATGAGTCTGGCATTCCTATGAATGTTGTTTATTTTGATGAAGCACATAATGCAGTTAAACCAGCAACTCAAGTTGGTGTTGCACATACTTCTCAAGTCTCAGATCATACTTACTTCTTCACTGCAACTCCAAAGATTGCAATGAATCAGACAAATATCTATGGTTCTAACATTGTCTCGGTGTCTGCTACTGAATTGATAAACGCGGGAACTATTCTTTCTCCTAAAGTCGAAACTTATGAGTTCAACGAAATACGAACGAAAGAGAATGCGCCACTTGTCGATGCAAGTAATATCATTGGGATTCTGAGTGAAGTCGAGGAGGGGAATCCTAAAGTTCTGGTTGCAGCACCATCAACCAAAATTATTTGGGAATCATTGTCACAGACTGCATTGCTTGGTGATCTGAATGCAATGGGTTACACAGTTATGCACATCACCTCAAAGCACGGTGCATATATCGACAAGAAAAAAGTAAGTCGTCAAGTATTCTTTGAAAAACTGACAGAGTATGGAAATGATCCCACAAAGAAAATCATTGTGTTTCACTATTCAATCCTGTCAGAAGGTATCAATGTGCCCGGATTGACTCATTGCATTATGCTTAGGAATCTTCCGACAGTTGAGATGTTGCAAACAATCGGTAGGGTCATTCGAGTTGCAAAGGAAGACAGAGATGCTATTGAGAAGAGAAAGATTCAACCAGGGCAATTTGAGTTCTACAAAAAGTCGGAGGGCAAAATTATCATTCCAGTATCTAAAGGATACGGAGCAAACATTCAACGGAACATTCAGAATCTTGTCGATGCGGTATTTGTACAAGGTCAAACTGTAATCTCTTAATTTTCCGTAATTCAAATGATACAAGAATGGAAATGTATGGTGAAAACACCATCAGGTCGAATTCAAACAATGTTTGTTGATGCTTATGACATTGAGGATGCAACTATTGCTGCGGAATCTCAAACTGGAGGAGAAGCAATTAATGTAACTCCGCAATTTACTTCTAGTGATGATGCGGAATATTCTTCAGATTTTAGTGGAAGTGGATTACTTGGATTGATAATTATTGGACTTTGCTTCTACTTTTGGAAGTGGTTTCTAATGATTGGTGCAATTGGATTCATTTTATTCCTAATTTATCATTTCTGGGATGAATGAGAAGAATGTGTGCCACCTGTAGAACCGTCCCTAACACCCCCCACAACCCCCTCAGGGGTGCTATGATTACGAAGTAATCAATCAGGGATGTATGTTCATCATTTGTCCAGTTTCTTTTGATCTATGTGATGCAGAATGGTATGATGATATTGATGATGCATCTGAAAATGCACTTGAATGGAGTGTTGATCTTCAAGGATCTAATGTAAAAGTTTACGAAGCAATTCTTCGTAATGATGAAACTTACTCTTTCAATTGTCTAAAGTCTATTTGTGCTTGAAATGAACATTTTTCCTCTTGATGATCAACTGGTAATGTTAATTGACCGACTGAATAATGCGGTCAATGTTTGTTATGAAGCACCAGAAATTGAAGATCAAGGTTATGCTTATGCGACAGGTTATTCACGATCTGCGATGACTGATGTGGCAGATAGTTTAAGTAAAATTGTTAAACAAATCCGAGAGGACAATGCAGAATCTTGAAATGTTGATGCAACGTGAACAATTAATGGAAGACATTCATTGTATCATTGAATCAAACTTTGGTGGGGTTGAATACAAAAAGTTGACGGATCATATCATCGATGATGTAATATGTCAACTTTGTGATGCTGTCTGTAAAAACTTTCCAATTAACAACTGATGAACTACACACTAAAAGATCTTCAAAATCGTGTCAACAATCTGATTGCACAACAGGGTGAAGATGCACCTGTCGCGTGGTGGATTTATACCAATGAGGATGTTTTTACTATTGATGACAATGGTAATGAACAATATAAACCACTTGATGTTTGTGAAAAAGTCTTATCAAATTTGTGGGACATTGATTACATTCATACTGTAATTGTTGATGCTATTGATGAAGAACTTCGAGAGACTAATTAACATCTTGTGCCACCTGTAGAAGTGGCACTAACAACCCCCACAGTGCCCCCTGAGGCGCTATAATTACGAAGTAATCAATCAGACAGCAATGGATCGCTCTCAAGTCATCGCCAAGATTCAATCAATTCTGAAACTTAAGAATGGAACTACATTCGATGGTGAGGCAGATGCTGCCGCTAAAATGATTGATAAACTTTGTAAACAGTATGGTGTCACTGTTAATGAAGCAACTGAAGTACAAGTTTCTGATGAAGAGTTTTCTTCATTCAAGAGAATCAATCAAGCACACGCAACAATCCTGAATGCAATTGCATCTTTTTATGATGCAAAAGCATATCTTAAGAAGAGTGGAGATCTTAAATCTCTTCAGGTGATTGGTAGTGAGGGTCAGCAAATTCAGGTTAAACTTTACTTTGATTATCTGATTCAGGTAATGGAGAAAGAAGCAGAAGTTGCATATAAAGCAGAGAAAGTCATTGCTGATATTCAAGGAACTAAAGTATCACGTAGTTTCAAACTTAACTTTAGAAAGGCATTTGCAGATAAGATCTCCATTAGACTTGATGATATGAAAAAGCAAGAGGGTAGAGTTCACGAAGATAAAGAAGCAGTTTCCAAGAAATTATCTACTATGCGATTTGGAAATGTAAAGAGAGGAACATCTGCTAACGGTGCAGGTGCGGCATCTGGTAATTCTGTTGGTGCTGGTGTTTCTCTTCATAGGCAAACATCTGGAAGTGTTACAAAACAACTGTGTGGGGTATAATTACCCTATTATCCTATAAATAAATTTTTTCAATTTACAAGAATTATGACTCCTCAAAAAATTCAAGAATACAAAGATTATGTTATTTCAGTTTTCAATGAAGATGTAAAAAATCTTCTTGATGAATTTATTGAAAATGATCCAGAACTTAATCAACTCAATTACGATGATGTTGTTGATTATGTAAATGCTAATCTTAATAGTAAAGTAGAATGGGTTGATCAAGTCTCACAATGAGACCGACCGTGTGCCAGTCCACAAACCGGCACACAACCCTCCCATAACGCCCCCTGAGGCGCTATGATTACAAGGTAATCAATCAACCACTATGGCAACTCGATACAGTGTCCTCTGTCCTTCACAACCTCAAGAATCTGAATCTGTATTAACATTAGATCAGGCGTGGGATGTATGTTATGATCTTGCTGAAGAGTTTGGTTATGCTGAGGTGAGAGATCCTAATGGTGATTACATTGGAGATTGCGGTAATCCTGCATCATTCTTTAACTGATTCAATCAACCCATTAACAAAATGACTACTTCTACACTTTCAACTAAAACCTATCAAGGTTGGGCAAATTACGAGACTTGGAATGTCGCACTTTATATTGGTAATCATTATGGACTCTATAATCAAGCAAGGAGATCCAAAACCTATCAAGATCTTGTGAACTATTTGTATAAGTGTGGATCAACTGAAACTCCAGATGGTGTTGAATGGACTGATACTAAGATTGATGGTATTGCTATTAATGAGATGATGAAAGATCTCTGATTGATGAATTGACCTGATGATGTCATTAAACTCATCATATTGTACACACTAACTTCTTCTTTTATTATGACTTCCATTAATCTTGATCTCACCCGTGAAGTTGCTATTGATATGCTTCGCAAGGGAAATACTGGTAATGAGATTCTTCAGATCCTGAATGCTATTGTTCCTGATCAAGATGATGCACCTAATGAAGGTACACTGGAACCCATTGAGTTCTGATACCCTTGTGCCACCTATACAAGTGTCACAATAAATGAGCACAGACCTCAAAATGGTCTATAGTGTATAGGTGGTTGAGAGAGACCACACTTTTGTTCTTTATTCCTTCTCATCAATGACTACTTCACAACGAATGGAACGTCAATTCTTTATTCGATTCATCACACTTGTTAATGATGTGCAAGGATATACTCAACTGCCTTCTGAGATTAATTCTTCGCGGAAGTCAACTTGGATGAAACAAGTAAAGAATCCAAAAATGAAGAAAGATGCACTGTCTTCCGTGAAATAATGGTATAAATGTTAACATATTAAAAATATGTTAAAAAACCATTACTTATTCCTCTTAATGTCTCTATTATGTCTCTTAATGCCTGTTAATGTCTCTATTATTCCTCTTAATGCCTGTTAATGTCTTCACTTATTGTGATCTTAGCCAGCATAATACCACAAAAACTTCGTGGTGTCAAGAGAACTGGGACACTTCACAAAGTGGCACATAATAAGTTTTCCACAACCCTGTGGAAAACTATTAGTAACCTGTGGAAAACTTATTAACTCATAGGGTTGACAATAACCACACAGTTAGATTATAATAACAGTGAAATAACAGCAGTATTTTAGACCCCCCCCTATTCGTTCATTCTGAGTATTATGAATCAACAACAGTTCGTGTTCTTTATACGTTCTCTAAGGTGTCTATAATCGTCTACAATCATACTGAGAGGTTATTCGAGTATAGTTCGTTGTTTTATTATTAGTTCGTGTTATAGACGATTCTGAGAGGAGTTATAACTTTAGAGTTTTCTGGGAGTTTATAATTGTGTAAGTTATATAATTATAATTAACTTTACCCGATGTATTATTATTATAAAATCTGAAAGGACAGTCTATTAGTAATACAATCTAATCCAAGTATTACTAATAGACAGTCAGGTTAGTATTAGTAATACATTGGCAGTTTCTATTAATAATTCGTGTTCGTTCATTGACAGTTATACCGGGGGGTTTGTGTTAATTATTATGGGTAATGCGATATAAAAATGCCAAACATCCCTAACCTACAGAGGTGACAAATCGAGAGAGTGATTTCGAGTCAATAAAAAAAATTTTTCCCAAAATTTTTTAGAGAAAACCTTTTTTGGAGAAAAAAATTTCCGTGGTAAAAAACCTATGAGGGTATTCGATTGACAAGAGATAAATAATCGAGTATCATTGAGTTGGTACAATATAACCTAATTATTACTTAAAATGGCAAAAGGATTTAGAGTTAAAGCAAAAGCACCAACAACTAAAGAAGAGAAAGAAGATAGTCTATTTGATATTAACGAATGTAAAGAGAGAATTCGCGGAAAGAGTATTGTATTTTGTCTTCCAGGTAGGGGAGTTTCTTATAGGTATTTGAAGAGTTTTGTGCAGTTGTGTTTCGACCTAGTTCAAGCAGGGGCAAGCATTCAGATCAGTCAGGACTATTCAAGTATGGTCAATTTCGCTCGATGCAAGTGCCTAGGGGCAAATGTATTGAAAGGACCTGACCAAATTCCCTGGGATGGAAAGTTGAAGTATGACTATCAGCTTTGGATTGATTCTGATATTGTGTTTAACTCGGATGCATTCTGGGCAGTATTTGCGATGGACAAAGATATTGCTTGTGGGTGGTATGCAACTGAAGATGGAAAAACCACAAGTGTCGCGCATTGGCTTGAGGAGGATGACTTCAAGAACAATGGAGGAGTAATGAACCATGAGATGGTTGATACGATTGGGCAACGTAAGAAGCCTTTTACAGTTGACTACACAGGATTTGGTTGGACATTGATCAAGCACGGCGTGTTTGAGCATCCTGAAATGAAGTATCCTTGGTTTGCCCCTCAGATGCAAGTCTTCGACTCTGGAGAGGTTCAGGATATGTGTGGAGAGGATGTTTCATTCTGTCTCGATGCTAAGAAGGCTGGTTTTGAGATCTGGTGTCATCCACAGGTCAGAGTTGGTCACGAAAAAATGAGAGTAATCTAATGATTTTAACTGATGATGTCATTTGGAAACATTGTCATTTAAAAGATCTTTGGATATTTGATAAATTAATTTTAAGTCAGGTTTTGGGATATCGCTGTGGACCAGTTGGTCTTCAGGTCCCAGAGCCTGATTTTTATTGTATTAGACCAATTACAAATGTACTTGGTATGGGAAGATATGCAAGAATTGAATGGATTCAGGATAGCACTGATCACTATCATCCAGGAGAGTTTTGGTGTGAGGTTTTTGAAGGAGAACATCTCAGTGTTGATTATTATCAGAAGCAATCTGTATTGGTCGTGAGAGGGGAAAGAGAAAAGAATGCTCCATTGTATCAGTGGAAGAAATGGGAGAGGTTAGAGAAGCAGGTAGAGTTCCCTCAGGTCCTAAATGAATTATATGATGATTATGAATGGATTAATTGTGAGTTTATTGGAGATAAACTAATTGAGGTTCATTTTCGTAGTAATCCAGATTTTGTTTACAATAATTCTGTTGCAATTCCTATTTGGGATGGCGCAGAAAATGAAATTAAAAATGAAGAAAATTATAAGTATATTACCTCTTCAGATTATCACCGAATAGGTTTCCTTATTGACGAAAAATAAATATCATTTAGTTACATTTTCAGCAAATGAAAACAGAAAAAATTAATATATACTGTCAGGGGAGAAAGATTTATACAGGTCTTTCTGAAGAATCAATGTTCGAAGTTCTTGATGAATTAACTGAAGAATTTTATGCAACAGGGGTTCCCCTTCCTGAGGATATTATGGTAGAATATACAAGTACCACGGAAACATAATTATGGCACTGCGTCCAGGTAAAAATGGAAAGGACACTATCGAAAGTCGTCCGAAAAAAACGAGACAGGGGAGTTCACAATATACGAAACTCTCTGCATCGTCTCGGAATGGAAGGCGAAAGCGTTATAGGGGTCAAGGTAAATAATTCTTTAAAACTATTTCTGACTTGAGAGTCTATGTCTTTTACGTACGTTAAATGTCAAATACTCTCAGAAAACTGAATAGCGTTAACTTAACGACGCTTTTAATTACAGTGATGGCATCTTCTGCCCTTATCAAAATGTCGGTAGCGTCATTATATCTTGAGGATTACTTTGATTGAATTCTCTCAGATTCCAAGAAGTCTCGTAAGAGGCTTCTTTTTTTATGCTTTGATTTTTATAAGAGTAATTATATGCGGCGAGTTTGAACTCGCGTTTCTTTCAATAGGTATAACTCGCGTTTCTTTCAATAGGAAAAATCACAATAAATACATATATAATTTTTGAGAAAGACAAAGTGCCTCTCAATTCAGTATCAATAGGATTTAAAGATATTAGTTTATCTTTTTTAAGACATCCTGTAACAAATGACATTTCAACCTTAAGGGATGAGGATGCAATCAAAAAGTCAGTAATGAACTTGATTCGCACTCAAGTGGGAGAAAGATTTTTCAATTCACTTTTAGGATCAAATATTGAAGGATCTATATTTGAACTTGCAACAGATGATTTACTTGATCCATTACAAATTGAAATTGAAACTGTTATTAATAATTTTGAACCAAGAGTAGTATTAAGGAAGGTTGAAGTTAATCCTCGACCAGACGAAAATGCATTAAATATTTCTATAAATTACGATATTGTTGGATTAGGTGCTCCTACACAATCAATTAACTTTGTATTACAACCAACCCGATACTAATGGCATTTACACAACTCACGAATTTAGACTTCGATCAAATTCGGGCATCAATTAAGGACTACTTAAGATCAAATTCAACATTTACAGATTTTGATTTTGAGGGATCGAACTTTTCAATCCTCATTGACATTCTGGCTTACAATACTTATTTGACTGCCTACAACACTAATATGGTGGCAAACGAGGCGTTTCTAGACTCCGCTACCATTCGTGAGAATGTAGTATCCCTTGCACGTAATATTGGGTATATTCCTTTGTCTCGTAGGGCAGCAAGAGCAATTATATCCTTCAGTGCATTTGATTTACCTGAATCTTCTTTAACAGCAACTCTTAAAGCAGGTATTATTTGTACTGGAAATTTAAATAATACAAGTTACATTTTCTCGATTCCTGAAGATATTCAGGTTGGAGTCGTAAATAATAGAGCAAATTTTTTAGATATTGAAATTTATGAAGGAACTTTAATTACAAAAAAGTTCATAGTCGATGATTCTCAGCCAAATCAGAAATATATTTTACAAAATCCTTATATTGATACCTCTACAATTAGAGTTGAAGTTAAAAATACCTCTACTGATACTACTTCAGAGGAGTATACTGCAATAGATAATATCACAAATATCAATTCCGACTCTCAAATATTCTTAATCCAGGAAGTTTCTGACGAAAAGTATGAAATTTTCTTTGGAGATGGTATTTTAGGAAAGAAATTAAGTAATAACAATGAAATTACTGTAACTTATATCGTTACAAATGGAAGATCTGGTAACGGAGCATCCAATTTTACGTTTTCCGGTGTAATTTTAGACAATAATTCCGCAAATATTACTCAAAATAGTGGATCTATCATTGTAAATGAGGCAGCATCTAACGGAGATGAGATACAGAGTGTTGAATCAGTGCGTTATTATGCACCAAGGCTCTATTCAACGCAGTATAGAGCAGTCACTGCTGCAGATTATGAAGCAATTCTACCATCAATATTCCCAAATATTGAATCTGCTACAGCATATGGTGGTGAAGAGTTAGATAATCCAGAATATGGGAAGATTTTTCTTGCAATCAAACCTAAAAATTCAGAATATTTAAGTGAATACTCAAAAGATTTGATTCGTCAGTCTCTTAAACAGTATTCAGTTTCTGGAATGAGATTAGAGTTTGTTGATGTGAATGTACTTTATGTTGAATTATACAGTACTTTCTATTACAATGCAAATTTAATTTCATCTTCATCAAATTTAAAGTCAAATGTTACAAAATCTTTAACAACATTTGCAAATTCTTCAGATTTAAATAAGTTTGGTGGAAGATTTAAGTATAGTAAAGCAGTTCGTATTATTGACGCAACAAATGAAGCAATTACATCAAATATTACAAAGGTAAGAATTCGTCGTAATATCCCAGTAACTTTAAATACTCCAACAAAATACTCAATTTGCTTTGAAAATGAATTTAATGTCTTAAATCAGAACCACAATATTCGTTCAACAGGATTTAAGGTTAACGGAATTAGTGAAACAGTTTATATCGGTGATCAACCAGATTCCAATCTATCTAAAGGAACTTTATTCTTATTTTCTTACGTTGAAGATAAAGTTACCATTAAAGTTCAAAACGTTGGATCTATAAATTATACCACTGGAAAAATTGATATAGATAATATAAATGTAACTTCAACTATTTTACAAAATAATATAATTGAAATTGATGCAATTCCACATTCAAACGATGTAATTGCTAAAAAATCAATCTATTTGAAATTGGACATCGGAAGAAGTATCATTAGTCCTGTTAAGGACATAATTTCATCAGGAGAAAATGTTTCCGGAAGTAGATTTACTCCAGAATCAAGTTATTTTTCAGACTCAAAGATAAGAATTTAAAATGAATCAAGATAAAAAAGTAATTAAAATTAGTGATGTTGTTGAAAATCAAATTCCAGAATTT